GGTGTTCCCGTTCTTTCTTCAAATGCTTTCGCATAAAAAGAAACTTGCATAAAGTAATTTTGAATGTTACTAGCACTCTTCTGTCTTCGCGAAGTCTTAAAGTCAATTACAGAGAGTTCACCTTCGAATTCTGCGATACAATCGACCTGTCCTGCAGTTCTTAGTTCAGTACTATACAGAAAAGCTTCCTGGAACCATATATTATTTATTTTTTCATCTAATAGTGGCTTCATAGTATTAAACATATGAATATTAGCAGGCATGTGCTTTTTAGAATAGTCTTCTTTATTATCAATGTAATCTTCACATAGCTTATGTACTGCTGTACCACGAGTGGCAGCTTGACGTGAGATTCGATTTGCTTCTTCATCTCCAACACGCTTACGCCATTCCATCAATTCACGCTTTCCTAGAATACCTAGTACTGTCGTTACTGATGGAAAAGCATCGCCTGTTGGAGTGAAGTATTTTCGTCCAGATTCTGTAGTTTGTCTCGTGAGTTGAGGTAGTTCAATGCCATGATCAAAATGATTGAAGGCCATAATATAGATTTCCTTTTTACTGGCCGAGGTCTACTGTGCGCGAATCTCCTAAGAATTGTTCACGAAATTTTTCGGCTGTTTGTGATTTTTCGAAGTAATATGTTGCTTCGCTTTTTTCTGGATTGATTGATTTTTCCCATTCTCTCTCGTCACACTTCTCACTAAGCCAGTTGTCGTATTCATCGACTCTAGCGTAAGAAGCTTTAACTTGAAAGCTTTTCTTTCTCAACCAATTGAGTTTGTAGTCTTGTATTTCTTGTGTCATAATAGTATCTCGTAATCGTCGTCTAGTTCAACAACGGTTGCGGCTGGTCCCCATAGATCAGCATGTTCTCTTGCATCATCTACAGTGTTGAATAATTTAATTTTTAACTTAAATTTAGTATCTCCTTCGGTAACGAATAACTTATCATCTTCTTCGTCACCGAAAGGAACTTTAACTGCATATTTTGCCATAAAGAGAATCTCTCAACTTATAGTGAGTTTTTCTTTTCTTGAATTTCTGCTCTACGAGTTTTAGCTAGTTTGCCAAGCTCGCCTAGAGCCTTTCTTGCACGTGCAGCTGCTGCTTTCACGCCTTTTTCTTCGAATGCTGCCTGTTCTTTAAGGTAAGCTTCGAATTGTGCTACGATGGTTTCATGTGTTGTCATTTTATTTTCCTTTTAAAAATGAGACTGCCCTACATTACATAGGACAGTCTCTACCATTACTACGCTACTGCAAAAGCTGGGGCAAATGCAGCAGGTCTACTTTCAATTTTTTCCTTTGCAATTATATATTCCTTTACGAGGCCTGAGCGAACAATGTCCTCGACTCCAAAATTAACCACTTTGAATGAAGGAATTTTTTCCAAAACTTTCAAGAACTTCGCTAGTCCAGAAACATCGTTTCTGTTTCTTGATCCAGCTAAGTCATCTTGTCGCGTATCTCCACAGAAGATAATACGAGAAGATTCACCTACACGAGTGATGATGCTGTCTAGTTCGTGATAAGTCATAGACTGGCATTCATCTACTACGATGATAGAATTATCAAACGTCAATCCGCGCACAAAAGAAGAAGTCATGAATTTCACTTGATGTTTCTGTCTCATAATATCCCAAGCATCACCGCGACCAAATAAATCACATGTAATATCAACATAAGGTGCCGAATAAACTGCTTCTTTCTGAGCTTGAGATCCCGGCATAAAGCCCTGTTCTCTTGTCTGAACCGCTGAACGAACGATTACCACTTGATCATAATCTTCTGATAGAAGAGCATCTTGAAGTGCCAGGTATAAGGCACACATCGTTTTACCCGTTCCTGCCGTTCCTATTGCAGCTACATTATATCCAGCTTGATAGTTGTAAAACATTTCCTCTTGTGTTGATGTGATAGGTTTAATTGGTCTCATACTAAACTTAGAATTCAATGTTCCATTACGTTCGCGCTCACTTCTGCGCTTTTCCTTTTGTGACATACGACGTTGTCTCGACATATAAAACCTCCTTTTAAAACGAAAGGCCTAATATGTTAATTAGGACCAGTCGTTAATTTTATTTCCGGTGTAAGCTTTATTTTGCTTCATCGATTTAAGCACATCACGAAATCCTTGATCGGGTTTCATACGACCAAGTCGCGCCGCATCAACCATTTGCGGTGCTGAAGTTATGATTTGTTCGAGGTGTGGATTTTCAGCGAGAAAAGGTTCCCGCTCTGACATCTTGAGGATGATGTCGAACTCTTCGGAAGTTTCTTTATTTTTGAAACTGTATATTGGCATCAGTATTCCATATCATCTGTATAAGTCTATTTATATTTAGCCAACCACATGTTGATAGATTTCTTTCCAGTTGTGTACTCTGATAAAGTCACCTTGATATCCAGCATTGTGAGCGTGGTTCATCAGGAAGCTATCTAGACCATTCTTAAGACCTTCTTCAGCATTCTCGGGTTTATCCTCAACCCATATACATCCAGTGTCTTTGTATTTAGCTAGAGCTTCGTCTTTGTCTGCTCCAGTGTCTAAGTAAATGTATCTTTCAAACACTGTAGGACCAAATAATTCAATAAGGTTTTTAGTACGTAAGTGCTGAGCATAATCGTCGTTACTTAACGAAGTAATTGCGTGAAATATGTATCCATGATCTGAATGCAATTTTTTCACGTACTTAATAGCATCTAAGTAAGGAGGCAGTTTACGAATCCAGGCTGACTCGTTAAACATTCTTACGAGTTTCTTTCCTTCTTGCTTGGTTATACCATATCGTTCATCGATGTTATAAGTATCATCTCTAACTTCGGTATATCCGTGACGGTTCATCCACTGTCTGAATGAATATACCCAATCAAGTAGAACTCCATCACAGTCTACTAGTATCACTTTATCTTTCATATTATATTCCATTTCCTTTTCATTATGAGACTATTATACCACAGTCTCTAGGAAATGTCAACTAGAATTTCAAAGAAAATAGCTGTAAATTTTTTGGACCGCTTTCGTCACCGATATAATACGATTCTTTGTGGCAAGGCCATTTAGAATCATCTACTAGGCTACACATGATGTTATTTGCTAAGCAGTAATTAAGAAGATTCTGAGTTCTTTCTTCTTCAATACTGACATAAGCAGCATGTAAACCTACTTTCTTAATTTCGGCAATTAAGGTATTTAGTACGCCTTTATTAGTCATCGTAATCGTCTCTAAAATCTTTGAAGTTTCGAAACTTTTCGTCTAAGCGATTATGTCGTTTTTCGCGTCGCTTATTCTTCTGCTTCTCTTTTCTTCGATCTTCTATACGAACGTCGTCCCAGTCGTCAAAGCTATCATGACGAAAGTTTTTCCAGCGCTTGGCCATTGTTCATTTACTTCCTATGCTAACTGAATCTTATCTGTAAATAGTGTTGGTAGTGCTTCTTCTAGAGTTTTACGAGTAAGACCTTTCACTGGTGTGTGACTGATCATATGTTTAGCAAGTAGTTCTGCATCACCATTATCGATATCTTCTAGAAGACTGATAAACAGTCCTTCACGCTTAACCTGATTCAAGTTCTCGTATCCGCCACCTTTTACGAAGATTCGAAGACGTCGCGTCTCTTTATAGAGCATACCTTCGACTCCTACGTAGGAATTCTTTTTCCACGGTGGTGGAGTACTAGGAACTAGAAACTCGATGTTATCATCATAGATTAATCGTAGTACTGTTTTAAGTGGGATTGACTCATTTTTCTTGAGCCAATCAATCTTTTCATTTTTCGTTTTAAGCTCTGCAATCTTGTTTAAGATTTCAGAGATTGATAATCTCATTGGCATGTTAAAAATCCTGTATATCAGTAATTAAGTTCTTCAACTGTTTTTTAATAAAGAAGTTGAATAAGTGTTCACGGCCGATTTCTTTTTCTTTAGCGTACTCCTCAATAATCCTGTCTTTGAATTCTTGTGGAATTTGCGAAAGATCAATCATCTTCTTATTACGATTGAAACGTAGTTTAGTTTCTTCGTCCATGTTTTCTGGTTCTTTAATGAACAAGCCCATACGCTTTGCAGTCATAGGCTTTTGACGCTCACCTATTGCTAGTGTGTTGTCAGCAGAAAGAATGTTCGGAACACCGTCACCAACATCTCCTTTCAAAATATGTTCTTGTAAATATTTATCAGGATTATCGTTTCGAATCCATCGCTTGCGGACTGGATCGTATTGATCGACGTTAGCGTATTTGTGCAATTGAATGAAGTCTTTATCACCGGATAGAATCAAGAATTTTTCTGCTCCAGTGTTAAGTTCCATTCCATTTTCGTGGATGATCGTAGCGATGATGTCATCGGCTTCACACCTTTCGATGTAGATCACTTTATAGGGAAAGAAGTTTGTGATTTCTTCACGAATCATATGAATAGATTCGAACAACTTGTTCCAATCTAGATCAGACTCATCGCGAGACTTCTTACGGTTTGCTTTGTAGTAGGGAAAGTAATCTCGCCTCCATACGTCTTTGTTATCGACACATAGAACGATCTCACCGTATTCCTTATGAAACTTTTTCCGATTGAATCGGATCGAGTTTAAGAACATGTGCCTAAGAAGGTTTTCATTAAGCTCAATGTCTGTATGATTGCCAATACCAGCGAAAAGCGACGCTAGCATGACCTGGTTGTAGTCAACTAAAATAGCCATAATATTATTCCAATAGATTTATTCAGTGTATATTTTAATCTATTTCTTTGTCAATGTCAACTGTTTTTTCACTATTTTCATCATCTTTTATCTTGAAAGCACCCATAGCATGCTCGTTATCTGACTCGAAGACCATTACTTTATCATCAGCGAAGTCTTGGAGAGGGTGATAGGCGCCCATAGTCTTAAGATGTAATGATTTGATAGATTCGAAGATCAACACCATACCTGGAAAGTAGTCGTTTATGTCCTCATCAAAGTTGCAACCAGCTCGAGCCATTTCACCTAGAACATTCTCCCAGATGATCTCAGCTAATTCTGTCGAATAGCTTTCTTTATATTGAAGAAGCTTTTCCTGAACATCTTCAGGAGACATAGGTGGGTTACCAAACATCTTTGGAAATTCTATGATGTTGTCTTTTTTGCTCATTACGCAAACCTAGTAAGAACCGCATTCCACATAGTTGTAAAGGACTGTATATTATTCCGAGCCAAATTGAAGCGATCAGAGTAAGTGAAACCATGGAAGTAGTTCGGATCCTGCTTCATGGTAGTTAAAATCTGTTTTGCTACTGCAAACGCATAGTTAGCGTGTGCT